CGGCGCCGAAGACCTCACCGTAATACTGGGCCAGCTGCGGGTTTGACCACTCGACGCTCGGCATCATCATCAGCCGCGCCAGCGCACCGGCAGCCACATCCTCGGCGTGGTCGGAAATGATCAGCGAGTTGGTGGCGGTTGAGTCCCGGAGCGGCTCCTTGGCCACCCGGTAGGTGAAGCTGACGTAGCTACCGGCTGACGGCTTCGGGTAAAACTGCAGCGTCTCTGGGAGCGGGTGGTAGAAGGACGTCGGCGTGTCGCCCTCGTCTGCGCGCCACTCGCGGCCACGATACCAGCGGTTCAGGTTGGCGTCGCTGGTCGGAAATAGGACGCGGTCGCCAGACCTGACGTAGAGCACCCGAACGATACGGTCGGTGTCGCCCGGAAAGGGGATCGGGAAGTTCGCCGCGGCCTCATTGACCACGTCGATGTCTTCCTGCCAGATCATCGTCTCGCGGCAGAAATCGATCGCGGAGTTGCGGATCGCATTGATCGCGATCGGCTGGGGAAGGCCGGGGCACAACGGCAGCACCTCCGGCAACAGCGTAGAGTATGCGACCGTTGTCATTGGTTACTCCGCCAGCTTGGCCAGAATCGTTTCCAGCTTCATCGCGTGGTGCGGCTTGGCGCCGAACTTCGCTTCGTAGGCCTTGCTGGCCTCGACGATGTCCATACCGGCCGGCTCAGCGGCGGGTTGTTGCGGCTGTTTCGGCTGTTCGTTTTCGCTGAAGTCCTTCAGGACAAGGCCCGGGACGTCGTCGTAGTCGCTGCCAAGAAACACCTTTTCGCCATCCTTGGTGCACCAGTATTTAGCCATCAAAATCTCCTTGGTTGATGTGAAAACGGGTTGGCTGAATTGTATCAGCCAACCCGTCACTACTTACAACAATCAGCCCTTGTAGGCGTAGAGACGGCCCAGTGCGTCAGCCTTGGTCACTTCGTAACCGAAGACCTGAACGCCGCGGATGATGTTGCCGAACGTGGTCTGCGCGCGCAGGGTTTCCAGCTTCGTGAATTGCGAAGCAAAGCAGATCGCTTGCTTGCAACCGAAGAGGATGTGCGCCACGTTGCTGAACGCGCCGTCGGTCGCGGTGACCTTCAGGTTGTTGTTGACGTACAGCGTGTAGCGGTCGATCGAGCCGATGCGACCGTTGCGCAGGAGCGAGGTGCCGTCGCCGGAGAGCGAGGCGTCCTTCAGGTCCGACTTCTTGATCAGGGCAGCCATCCACGGGGGGATGACCATCCAGCGGCTGGCCTCGGGAGCGTTCTGCTCGTCGAGGACTTGGCCGGTATCGACGATCACGTCCAGCACGTTGGCCTTGGTGATGGCGACCGGGGCACCGGTTGCACCAAGGGCGATGTTCGCAGACTTGGCGCCAGCCGAGTTGCCCATATTCTGGGACGAGGCGTTGCCGGTCTGGGTCGTGGCCGAGGACAGCTTGGCTACGATGCCATCGAGAACCATCGTTTCGATGCTGATCTTCATCTGTTCAGCGGCATCACCCGAGAACATGTCCATCAGACGCAAGTCGGACTGGATGGCATCGACATCATCGACGACGAGGTTGAAATACTTGCCCTTGTCGATCAGGAGTTCGATCAGCGCAGCCGCCGGGACTTGCGTCGCGAGGGTCATGCCCTTGGTGTAGTCGTTGATCGTGATGTTCGGGACAGTGCGGATTTCCACCTTGTCGCCGGAATCCTTGATCTCGCCAGACCAGTCGGAGTTTGCGATTTCGGAAAGGCAGGTGGCAGGATAGAACTTCTCCTGCAGCTTGCCGGACCAGATCGCCGGAATGAACTTGCCGGCGTACCCGTCGACGCCGGCGCCGGCGCCATAATAGTTACCACTGACTGCAACAGACATTTAAGTCTCCTTCGTATACTGCGACATCCCGCCTAGCGGATTCGTCCTTCGCGCTGTGCGGCAAAGATGTCTCGCTCAATGTTGGCAGCGTCGTCCTTGTTGATCAGGCCCTTGCGGACATCCTCGTAGAATCGCGTGATCTCGGCCTGTGACCACAGCTTTTTGGCTGCCGGTGAAGGCGGTGTCATGCGACCCGTTTCCGGGACGACCTCTCGGGACAGATCGGGCTTGGTCGACGTCTGCCGCTCTTTGGACTGGCTGGGCTGCGAGTAATTGTTGAAGAAGTTCGCCACGCGGGCCGCATCGTTCTTGTCGGCAGCGTCATCGAACAGGATCATGCGCGGTTGGCCGCTCAGCGAATCGATGCCGGACAACCAAGTCAGGAAGTCCTTGTCCTCGTTCAGCACACGCCAGTTCGGCGCGGCCTTGTCGAGCTCCCCGTAGAAGCGGTCTTTCAACTGCTCAACGGTGAGTCGCTCGATCGTCTCAACTTTCGAGCGCAGTGCATCGTCCTGCTGCGGCACGAGGCGGCGGATGTCTTGGACGAACTCATCGCCATACTTCTGGAGCAAGTCGTCCGGGGTGGCCGCTGGTTGCACCACCTTGGCCGCGTCTTCCAGCTTGCGCTGAAGTTCGCCAACCTGTGATTGCAACGTGCGGACCTGCTCCGCGTAACGCGGAACCTCGGCGCGGTATTTGCCCTCCAGTACGTCGAAGCGGTTCTTCCAGTAGGCCGCATCTTCAACAGGCGCTTGCTGCTGTTGCAGCTGTTCCTGCTGTTGCTGGGCCGACTGGTCCTGAACACCTTCGCTGGTCGCGGTGTTTCCCTGTTCAACATTGGCAGCGCCCTGCTCGGACGGGTTGCCATACGCTTGCCGGTGAAGTTCTTCGGCGAGGCGCGCTTGCTTCTCAACTGCTTCTGGCAGCATCAAATTCTCCTTTGAGCCATCGAGCGTTCTGTCTGGAGCCTTTCGGGATTCCTACAGTCCGTCGCTGGGATTCTGGTTTTGCAAGCCATCACACAGTCCTTTCGATGATGGCTCGCGCTTGGTCGGCGTGAGTCTGGATTTCTCCAAACGCTCTGGCCTCCCCGCGGAGGACGTGAAGCGCCGCGTCGGATAACGCAGCGGATTCCAAGTCCCCATAACGGTCGTGCCTTGACGAGACCACCCACGCCAGAACGGTCTCGAAATCTGGGTTGCCCCGCAGGTTTGCGAAGGCAACGAGAGTTTTTCTGTCCGGGACGACCATTAGGCCGACAGGGTCAGGGACTTCCAGACAGAGGAAGCGCCGACGCCGGCAGTGACGCACATCCAGATGGCGGCGGTCGAGGCAGCCGGGGAGGCCGAGATCGCAACGTCGCCCTTCATAAACGCGCGACGGGCAAAGACTGCCTGTGCGGACGGGGCGGTGTTGGCCGGGTTCTGGATAATGGATTGGCCACCGGGAAGTACGATCTCGCCGACGGTCAGTTGTTCACGCTTTGCCATTTGCTTCTCCTCAGAAATAGGCGACGTTCAGCTTGGCGCTGGCCGCTTGCTCGATAAACTTGATCTTGGTGACGTCGCCGTTGTATTCAAACGTCGTGCCGGCAGCGACCGGCATGCCGATGGCGGCGGTCGGGTTGGTGCCGTCATCGCGCCAGCGGACGCCCTGCGTCTCGACGGTGATGATTGCGCCGCGCGCGCCGCGGGGGGCGGTCAGCCCGACGGCGGCGGTCAGCGTGGAAATCTGCTGGTAACCGATCGGGGTGTAGCTAACTTTGTCAGCCATCTCTTAGCCCTTCTTCATGTCACGACATTTGACGGTGTTGCCGTTCGGGTCGTAGGGCTCCCACATCTCGCCCTCGCGCGGCTCCTGAAAAGCGCCCTCCAGCTTCCCCTCGAAACCGCCGTCCATCATCTTGCGGTGGCGGACATTCGGATCGGGCGGCTCGGCCGGCATCAGTCCAACTGCGTAGATTTCCATCGTGGTCTCCTACATCATTTCCATCAGGATCATCGCCAGCGCCTGCTCATTCCTTTTCCGGACAATCGCAACCGGATCGGGACCAACAACAGCTGACAACAACTGTTGCTGCGAAAGTGTATCGGCTTCCGTTCGCAGCGCAACACCGGCTCCGTCGTATTGGTCAAGAATGCGCGGAATCTTGTTGACAACAGCAACAGGCGGAACAGCTGTTGGCTGTTGCGGTGGGTCGAAGATGCGCGACCAGTCGATCTTCCTGTTGTCTGCCGGCCGGCGGAAACCAGCGACAACACCCTTCTCCGTGCCGGCGGCCTTGCTGCGGTAGGCGATCTTCTGCTTTGGCCGATCGCGCGGATACAGCCTAGTCCTGAAGTGCTGATTGACTCGGCGCAGCAGGTCCTCAGTGCGCGACCAGACCATCTTGCCGACGGCGCCGCCGACGCTGAGCATCTCCTCGTCGGTGAGTTCTTCCTCCTCGATGTTGGCCCACATGAGAAGGACGCCGATGACGCCGCGCCAGATGACGCCGCCCGGGTCGGCGAGGTGATTTCCGTCCTCGTCGTAGATGTGCCACTCGGCATCTGCGCCCCTGATCTTCTGGCCAAGCAGCAGCCGGAGGATGTCGTCTTCTATTGCCACGGCGTAACCAGCTTGTCGATCCGGCGCAAACGCTTCCCGGAGTACGGGATCGTTGCATCAACATCTTCCCAAGCCCCGGCCTCCCAGAGCACCGTCACGCCGTCGTCGTCGTAGATGCGATACTTGCCGGCAACCGGGTCGAGCTCTTGCTTGTTGGCCAGAATCTTGTAAATCTGGTCGGTGGTCGAACCGAGATGGACGTTGTAGCCGGTGACCACATCCAGCGCCACGGCCACGCCCTCGGCAGAGACGTTGAGCACACCGCCGTTGACTTGCGTGGTGTCGGCCAACCCGGACTCGACGACGGCGCCAACCATCAGCTTGATCGAGTCGATCAGGTCGGCGGACGACGCAGCTTCGTTGGTGGAGCTCAGGTAGATGAAGGCGCCGCTTGATGCGTCGGTCGCTGTGGCTGCTGCGGTGCCGGCCGAGAGGAATAGGATCGTCGCGTCCTTGGCGTCCTGCGCAGACAAGGTCTCGGTTGCCGCGGAGACAGCGACAGCAAGCACACTTTGGGCGTGGCCGGCGGCTGCCGCCTCGTTCATCGCCGCGACGAACTGGGTGATGACGGTCTGGGTGTCGTTCGCTGTCCCGGGTTCGCTGTTGCTGCTGACAAATACGGCTGCGGCGGTGCCACTCGTTGCGGCAAAGGCCGACTCGGTAATATCAACGAACGCTGTGCCAGCAACGCCGGCCGAGGACTCCGTTGCCGATGCTGCCTCGGTTGTGGCGGAGACGAAGGTGGCCAAAACCGACTGCGCGTCAGCCGAGGTAACCGACTCCGTATCGGAGGCCGGGATCAGGGACTGGCCTGACGTCGTGTCGGATGCGCTGGCAACAGCTGTTCCAGAGTCTGGGTACAGCGCGCTGCCTGTTCCGGCGTCGGACGCCGAAGCGGACGCGGTGCCTGCTACCGGGAAGGCGGCGATGACGCTGCCCGACTCTGCGGCCGATCCAGCTTCAGTGCTGGCGGACACGAATGTCGTGACGACCGAGCTCGACTCAGCACCGGTTGCCGGCTCGCTGGCCGCTCCGAGCATCGTGGCAACCACCGACTCGGTGTCGGCGGCGGCGGCAGATTCCGCATTGTCTGCCGGCCGGGCGGCAGATGCCGTGTTGCTTTCTGCGGCGGAAGATGACTCCGACCTGTCGGCGGGAAACGAAGATGCGGCCGCGTTGGTGTCGCCGGCGCTCGAGGTGGCATCGTTCGCCACCGGCAAGGTGCCGGCAGCCGTGTTGGTGTCCAGTGCTGATGCGTTGGCTGACGCGCTGACGTCATAGACGGTGCCGGTGCTTTCCGGGACTTCGAGGCGCAGCCACGACACATACGCCATCACGCTATGAACGACGGTGGCGTCGGTGGTGTCGCTGAGCGTCAGCGCCTCGGTGACGTCGCCCGTAAAGAACAGGATGCCGGTCTGGGTGTTGCCGGCTGTTGCCGACTCGCTGCGCGCCGTCTCGAATGAAGCCTCGGCGTCCTTGGTGTCGGCGGCTGTCAGGTCTTCCGTCGTGGAGTCGCTGTAAGTGGTTCCCAGCGCCGGGCGCAAGGCAGTGACGGTGCCGACGGCGATCGAGCTCGACTGGGTGATCGTCGTGTTGCCGATCGCGCCGGCTGTGTCCTTGATGCCGTAGGCGTTGAAGATGCCGCCGCCAACCGCGGTATTGACGGTTTGGTCGTGAATCTCCGTCAGGCCGGTCAGGTTGGCGTTGGTGAAGGCCGAGACGCCAGTGGTGGAGTTGGCATCGACGTCGCGCGCCGCGGCGATGTGGATCATTGCGCCGTCGGTGACCGTCGTTAGGCCAGTCATTGTCAGCGTCGTGTTGGCGGTTGCCAGCGTTGTGCTGACCGGGTTCAGGTCAAACGGCGTTGTCTGGTCAATGCCACGGTAGCCGGAGATGATGCCGTTCGATACCGTGCCGCCGGAGACCGAGACGGTGGGCGCAGTATCGCCGCTCTGCCACCAGCGGTAGAACTGGGTCAGGCGGGTGCCGCCGGCCGCGCCTGCCGTGCCGGTGCTGATTGGCGTCCCGGTGAAGGGAGTCCATCCGGACGGGGTAGTGACCGCTTGGTTGCAGGTATGGACGTCGAGGACCATAAAGTCCCCGGCCGCCATCCCTGCTGGAATGCCGGGCGAGAACGACGTGGTTCCCGCGCCCCACGCCCCCTTGGCTACGAAGCTCGCGCTCATCTGGTTAGCTCACAAGTGCCGAGAAGGCCACGCTAAGATTGGTGTAGTCGGTGATGTTCTGAGCCGACAGGCTGGGGATGGCCATCACGATGTCCTGCGCGGAGCCGGTCAGCGCGTATTGCTGGCTGTGGATGGTCGTTGCCCCCTGCTTCAGGGCAATGAGAATTGCCCCGGTGCCGGCCAGTAGCCTGATGCGGAGGTTGTGGTCGTCGCGCGACAGCGGGACCCCGCCGGTCGATAGCTTGACCTCACAGGTCGAGACCGCGAAGGTGTAGATGTAGTCGGCGTCGCTGGCCTGACCCTCGTCGATCATCGCGTAGAGATCGGGACCGCTCGAGGGCGCCCAGTCGTTCTGGGCAAGATCGGACACCGGCCGGAAGACCTGCGGCTTGGCCACGCTGGATGAGTCGAGCGCGGACAGCGGCTCGGTCCCGGCAAGCTGGAAGACCTGCGTCGAGGACTGGGTTGTTGCGCCAGATGCCGATTCGTCCCGGGAGGCTTGGGCAACCATAACCACGACTGGCGCATCTGACGCTGAGCCGACAGCTGTTCCTGCTGGGACGAAGACGACGACGGTTGCCGGCGAGTCAGCGGCGGATGCCGTCTCGGTGGCGGATGAAGCGAACGCCGCGGATGCCGATTGCGACGACCCGGAGGTTGCAGGCTCGGTGTCTGTGACCGTGAAGGTGATGCCGCCGTTCTGACTCGACCCAGAAGACGCCGGGTCAGTCAGCGACACTGGAGCCGTCGTTGCTGAGTTTTGTGACGTTGCCGATGATGCTGGAACGTCGGCTGAAACCTCTGCGATCATCAGCGTCGATTGGCTGTGAGCGGCGGCAGACGACTCGCCTTGCGACATGTTGAACGTCATCGTTTCGTCGGACGAATCTGATCCGGACGCTGGCTCTGATGCGCTGCCTGATAGAAGGAATCCGCTGTTTGTGATCGATCCGGCGGAGGCGCTTTGGCTTATCGTTGCGGAAAACGTCTGGTACTCAGTAACAACAACAAGGGCGCCGCCACCGGTTGGGTTGGCGCTCATAGGGACAGAGAAAGAAAAGTCCCCGCTTTGGGTCCCAGTTGCGTCAGAAAGGAACACATTAATCAGCGCGCTATCGTCTCCAGTGACGTTAGTTTGCCTGTTCAGGTTCACCGGGCCGTTGGTGATCCCGCTACATACTAACGATGCGGAGCCGCTCTGGAAGGTCCCGGCGTCTGTGTTTGCGATTGCCCCCATAACGCAGGCAGACTTCCCGGCTATAAACGAGCCGTTTGAACCGGTAAATTCGAGCAGGAAAGTTCCGTCTGCTGTCGTATCGCTGGCGTGAAATACCTGCGGCGTGGCCCAAGACGTCCCAAAGCTATTGCTCAGTCCCAGACTTTCGACGACCATCACTGATGTGTTTGCGCCGGTCACTGTAGCGGAAACGGTTGTTGGGTCACCTGTGTGCCAGATTTTATAAAACGCCTTCCACGTTACTGACCCTGCATCAGCGCCGCTGGCGGTGCTGCCGTTGGTTTGCTGCGTCCCGAGCTCGGTGAATCCTGACGGCGTGTTGATTGTCGCGCTGTACGGCTTGGCGCCAATGACTGCGACAAACATGTTGCCGTCTCTGGAACTTAAGTTCCCGCTCACAAGCGACGCCCCGCCGGTGACCTTCTCTGTGGCGTCGCTTGTTATGAAATCACCAGCCGGCACGGCTCACCTCCAAGGTTGGCCACCGCAGAGGGTGGCCCTTGTTGCCTATTTAGGCGGCTTCGATTTCGTCTTCGCGGAAGTAGCGGGACTCCTCGACGCCGTCGCCATCGGTGTCACCCCAGACGACCTTGAACAAACGGTCCCCGGTGGTCGGGTCGATGGTCACGGAATCCACGGTTCCCTCGATCGGGGCCGGGACAACTTGGCGAACTGCGTCGCCAGCTTTGAAAGGACTTGCCATTTTCACTTCTCCTTAAAGTTGGTTGGCGGACCCCGTCTGGAGCCCGCCTGATTGGCTACAGCGAAGCGGTATAACTGACATTCAATGTGTCACCATTCGCCACGGTCTTCGATCCGCCAGTGAATGCGCCAACCGAGTACAGCGTGCCAGCGGTGGAGTCGATGGTCGTCACCGCGCCAGAGCCAAAGACGATGCCGCAGCCGGCGACGGTGCCGCTGGTGGTGATGGCGAACGACAGGGCCGATGACAGCGCCTTGGAGCCAGCCGACGCAGCCGACCACGCGCAGGTCTTGCGCGGTGCGGTGTATTGCGGTGCGTTGGTGCCGCCGACCTCGGTCCAGCCGGTCTTGGTCGCCATCGTGTCGGTTGCCGCGGCCGAGGCCGGGGTGCCGCCCGCGAGGAACATGTACGGGCCGGTGACCGTGTAGGCCGAGCCTGCGAGGTAGGTGTCCAGCGCGAGGTTCTTGCCGACGTTGACCACGATGTTCGGGCAGTCAGCCGCCCACTTCTGTTCGACCGGGATCGCTAGGAACTCGGCCAACATCTTCTTGCCGTGGATCAGGCGATCGACAAAGCCCTTGATGCCGCCGCGGTTCAGGCGGTCACGAAGAGCGACGTACTGCTCGCGCTTTTCTTCCACCGGGCCGGAGGCGATGAAGTGGTAAGTGCCGTGGGCTTCGGCGGCTTCCGCTACCTGAGTGCCCTTCGACAGGGATGCGCCGTTATTAGCTGCGGCGTTCAGCTTTTCGCTATGGTCAGACATACTTACTGCTCCTAAAAAAGCCAGCCGCAACTGGCGGTAAAAAAACTATTTGCTCAGCGGCAGGGCCAGACCAAACTTGGCTGCCAACCCGGCCGCGGTGAGAATCAGCAAAATCTGCAAGATGCCCCAGATGCTCTTGTGGGCGATGTCGGCCTTCAACCCGCGCCAGAACTCCTCTTCGGCGGCTGCTGCTTTGATCATCGCCTCGTGCGCGGTGCGGTGCGCCTCAACGCCATCCGGGAAGGCGCGCAGGACGCGACCGATCTCTTCGTGGAACCACTTCTGTTCTTCAGCGGAGTGGATCGCCAGTGCCTCGTCGAGGTCGTCCTTGGTAATCGGTTCGCTTCCCGGCCGGTGTTGCATCATTGCTTTTCCTTTCTCACCTCTCCGGGTGCGATGTCTTTGCTACGAAGTCCTGCAGCCACGCCAGCGTCAGTACGTCTTCCGAGCAGTCGGCAAGGACTCGCTCGGGAGGAGGTAGATCGCCTTGGGCGGGCGCATTAATTCCGGGGGCGGAGACGGGATAGACGGACACGCCACTGCCACCGGCACCGCGGTTGGCGAGGGCGAGGCGCACCCGGTTATCAGCACTGCGACGCACAACATCAAGGGCAGCAGCCCAGCCTTTAGCGGTTTCATCTGCGGTTCTCCTGTTCTGTTCCTCGGTGGCCTTGGCGCGCGCCGCAGCCAGCTGGCCCTCGGCGACGACTTGGTTCTTGAACGCGGCGGCATTAGCTTGGCAGGTCTCCAGCTGCTGCTTGTAGCTGGCGGCGTCGTTTGACTTGACGTACCACATGACGCCGGCCACCCCGTTCGTGCAGAGCAGCAGGACGATCAGCCAGAGGCCGGGAATGGTCAGGATAGGCATAGCTGCATCTCCTCATTGCGGCGGCGGGTCAGGCCGGGCAGTGGAACCAACACGCCGGCAACCCGGGCCTTGTTCCACTTCGGCAACTCCTTACAGGCTGCAACAACATCACCAGCTGCCAACAGCCGGGCGGCTGTGCTGCGCTGTTCATTACAGACGATCGTCTCGCCGAGGTTGAAGACGGCGTCCCCGAAGGCCAGCCGGGTGTTCGGCGGCAGCCCGGGCGCGCACCGATCGACGGTGTCCAGCGCGTCGCTCGCGTCTTCCTCAAGGAACTTGTCGCACTGCTCCTTGGTGTAGCGGATGTTCGGCTTGACGTCCGGGCCGGTGTGCCCGGCGCAGACGGTGAGAATCCCGGGCGGGTCGTTGTAGGCGACGTAGCGGATGCCCTCGAATCCACTGGCGAAGACGGCCAGCGCGGCGGCTCCGGCAGCGATCTTGCGCTTACTCATCGTGGAGCTCCTGCTGCACAACGAACCGCGCCAGAATCGCGCCAGCCACGACGAAGAAGGTCAAGATGGCGAAGGTGCCGCGCTTGAAGTAGTCGCTGACGAGCGGCAGCAGGGCCTCCGCGCCGGTCATCACCGCGGCGACATACATCAGCCGCACCGAGTACGCCTTGCGCGAGACCTTCCGCCAGTTGGGGATCAGCTTCATTTGATCACCAGCGTGACTCGTTCGCCACGATCGAGAGCAGCCTCGACTGCATTCGCGACGCGGCGAGCATCCAGTTCATTTGGCAGGACAAGGCCGCGACTGATAGTGCGACCCACGATGATGTCGTGCTGTACGGTGCCGCCAAAATACCCAACACCGTCGGCGAACGCCAAGGGCTCATAGCCGAACTGCGGCGCTGCTCGTACCTCGACCTCAGTTGATCCAGCGGCAAAATCTGTGCGTCCATTTCCGGGCCTCGCTCTACAGAAGTGCAATCCGTCGGCATAGAGGATGCCGTCCTCAATCTCAAGCCTCACCGCCCGCCTCCGGCTCCTTGGCTTCTTCCTCGACGGCGGTCGCGCCGATGATGTTGCCGTTGGCGTCGTGCTGCACCTTGATCTGCTTCTTGACGGTGCCGGTCTTGGCGTCGATCGAGACATTGACGATCACCGGCTGCGGGGGCGGAACCTCCTTCTCTTCCTTCGGCTCCTCCGGCTCCTGCTTCTCCAGCACCTCGATCTTCTTCAGCACAGGCTGCAACAGCTGTTGAAGCTCCTGTTGGGTCTGCTGGGCGTTGGCTTCAGCCTCCAGCTGCATCTGGTGCTTGCGCTGCTCGGCGATCAGGTCGCGCTCTTGCTGCCGGGCCTCGGACTCGGCGTTCATTGCGGCGATTTCCTTCTTGGTCTGCGAGTCAATCTGGGCGACGGTGACCCGGGCATCGCGGTCGGTGGCGGCGCGCACCTCGTTCTCGTGCATGCGGGAATCGACGTTGGCTGCCGCCGAGATACGGGCCACTTCGACCTTGGCTTCGATCTCGCGGTTGCGCACGTCGATCTCGGCCTGCTTGTCGGCCAGCTGTTGCTGCGCCTGCTGGAGCATGCCCTGCATTTCCTGCAGCTGCTGCTGGACCTCGGGCGGAACCATCCCGGACTGGTGCATCTGTTCGATCATGTCCGGCGCCGGCAGCACCTTGTCGATGTCGAGGTGCAGGCCCTTGGCCATCTCGCGCAGCAGTTCGACGCGACCCTTGATGCCGATGATGCCCTGATCGGTCGGGTTGGATACCGTCTGCAGGAACAGCTGACGCTTCTCTTGGATGTGGTCCTTGATCAGCGCGCCGACCACACCGGACGGGACAACCTTCATGTCGCCCTTGATCGACTGGTCTGGGTCATTGATCATCAGCTTGAAATACAACCGGGTGAGCACCTCGTTGGTGGCGCCGTCGAGCGACAGGATCGCCTGCTTGATGCCCTTCGAGGCGTTGTCCATCAGCATAGACAGGCCTGATGCGGTGCGCCCTGCCCCGGAGACGTTGGTCGAACCGTAGATGTAGTTCGGGACGCCGGTCACCTCGTCGGCAATCCGGGTGAAATACTGAAGAACTTGCAACAACGCATCAGCATTCATGTCTGGCTGGAAGAAGCGAATCGCTGGCTGCCCTCCCCCTGTCCGGTCGGATGTGGTCTGCCAGATTTTCCACGGGTGCATCTTCGACAACTCAGTGCCCGGCGGCAGTCGGTCGATAGTCACCTCGACCTGAGGGCCGGAGGCGACGCTCATGTTGTTGGCCAGCGCGCGGCCCGAGTTGTTGCATAGCTCCTGAATGTCCGACATCGTCTCGGCGAGGGCCTTGCCAGCGAAGGCGCCGGGGATTTTCTCCCAGCAGGCCTTGCTGTACGGGCGCTTGCCCAGCGGGTCCGGATTGACCTGCGCCATAATGACGTGGGTGCCGACCTTCCAAGCGGTGATCTGATAGACCTTGTTCGGCTCGACGCCGAGGCCCCACTCGACCAGCATCGAGCCGTGGGCATCACCCCAGAACTCAACCGCCTCGATGATCTCGCCGTCTTGGTAGAAGCTGTTGCGGCCGGCAAGCCGATCCCGCTCGGTGTCACCGTACTGCATGCTGCGCAGCCCGGCGATCTTGTAGTCGTCGATGGCAGCCTGAATCTCGGCGTCGTTGTAGCCCGGGACGCCGATCAGCGCCTGCAGATCAGGGATCATCATCCGGTGCCGGCGGCAGAAGTAGCCATCCTGCGTAGTGGTTGCGGCCGGCGACGGGAAGCAGTCGTAGGGTGAGACGCGCTCGAAGTCATAAACGAGCTCTTCGCCGACCACCGGCTCCCAGTTGTTGCCCCACTTCAGGGTCTTGCGGCGCTTGACCACTGGACCCTTGATGACGCAGAAGGGGAAGGTGACGAAGTCGTAGATCACGTCTTCCAGCATCCGGTCCCACTGCGCTTCTTGCAGCGTGTCCAGAATCTTGGCGTTCATGTTGCGCATCGCGCGCTCGGCCATATCGGCTACGGTGCGGCGGGTCTGGTTTTTGACGAACTCAACCTGCTCGCTGATCAGGTCCTGCGTCAGGTCGTAGCCCATCTGCATCAACAGCTGTGCATCCTGCTGTGTCTGCTGTTCGATCTGCCGCATGATTTCTTGCGGCACCTCGGGAATCTCGGTCGGCTCGAGCTTGAACGGCTCCTCGCCGGCGCTGAGCATCACGTCCTTGATCCACGACTCGGCTGCCCGGCACTTGATGTCCGTCAGCATCAGATAGACCTCGGAGCCGCCGGTCATGCGGATCGCGGCCAGCTTGTCCGGCTCGTACTCGCCACGGCGCTGGCGCTCGCATTTCAGCAGGCGCTCCTGTAGCGGCTGGGCGGCGTCCTTGGCCCGGCTGTAGCAGGTCTCGATGTAGCCAGACAGCGAAGAGATGACGTATTGGCTCATCGCCTGCTGCGGCTCCTCTTGACCGATTCGTGCAAGTGATCTCAACATCTCACGTCCATCCCTTCATGTTGCCGTCCGAGAGCGGCAAGGCCCTGACCGGTTCCATACCTTCACGCATGTACAGCGCCAGATACTGCAAAGCGTCCTGCGGGTGACTGAACTTGTCCTTCACCGGGCGATCCTTGTACCGCGCCGAGGAGCCGCTGACTTGGATGCGATCATACCTGTATCCACCGTTAAATCCCTTTCGCAGCAAGGTGCAGGAGGGGTCGATGATGAAGCCATTCACCCGGGTCATGAAGAACGCAACGGCGTCTCGGCGCGGGAGGAAATCGTTGGTGATCGCGGCATCGACGGCGAGGCCCATCGAGGCCAGTTCCTCCATACAGGAGGTCTCGTCGGTCTGCGCCTTCTGGCGCCCGGCCGGGTCGCCGGTGGCCTCGATGCGGTAGCCCTTGAACTCGTTGAAGACCTCCGGCTTGACCACCTCGGAGTAGAACTGGCGGATGCCCATATCGTAGCCGCACCACTCGCGCAGCACGACCATCCGACCCTTGGCGTCCAGCTGCCCGGCGAGGCAGGCCGGCGTCAGCCCGTAGTCGAAAGCGAGCACGATTGCCCGGCCGGGGATCGGCTGCAGCGGGACCGGCGACAGATGCACCTTCTCGTCCCACTCCGGATAGACCGGCTTGCCGGCCATCGACGATCCATACTCGCCGCGCAGGAAGACCTTGATGTAGTCCTCGGTCTTGCCGGCCATCTGGCGCAGGTAGTAGAGGTAGCCGCCCGGGATGTTCTGGACGTTCTCGGCTGCCGGGTTGGGCACGTTCTCGTTGCCCTTCAGCATCAGCCCGCCCGGCTGGTCGAAGAACTTGTAGCCCTCGGGCTTCGTCTCCTCGGCCAGCTTGTACCACCAGTGATCGTCGTCGCAGGGGTTGGTGTCCATAATCACCCCGGTCCAGTACGGGGGCGGCGCATCCACCGAGTTGGCGTCGTAGAGCTTCCCCTCGATCCGCATTTCGTGGAAGTCGCGCTTCGGCGGGAAACGGGCCACCCGGCCGGTCAGAACATCGAAGATGTCCTTGGGGATTTCGACCGCCTCGTTGATCCAGCCGCCTGTGAGCTCGAAGGACTTCAGCTTGCCCACTTCCTCGGGCCGGTCCAGCGCCAAGAAGATCACCTCAAGGTCGAGGATGGTGCCGTCGCCGAGGTCGGGAATCTTCATCTGGAAGGTCGGCGGCGTGTCCCAGCGCATCTTCCCTGCCCGCTCGAACCACTCCATCCACGTCTTGATGGTCGTGTTCTTCAGCTCCGGGTAGGTGTTGCGCACCACCGCCCAGCGGGATCGGCGGCGACCCCAGCGGTCAGGGGTCTGCTTGAGGGCGCGATAGACGATTTCCCAGCAGCAGCTGGATGACTTGCCGGAGCCGATCGGGCCCTTGATGCCGCGGACGAACTCGTCGTGCTGGTGGAACTGTGCCGCTACTGGGCCGGGCGGGGTGTAGGCGATTTCCATAGCCGCGGAATTTACCACAGGCTACAGCCCGAACAACCGTCTGCAACAGCTGTGGCCAGTCACTCCCAGTCGCTGGAGAACCGCAGGAAGTCGTGCGCCGCCAGCAGCCAGCGCGGACCGACCGACAAGGCTCCGGGGAAGGCGAGGATCAGGAGCAGCAAGAACAGCCGCGGCAGGAACAGGATGAACCATATCAGGCAGACGACAAAAATGCCGGGCCGTCCCAGCGCGTCCTCGATTGCGTCCCACCATTTTCGTATTGGCTTCATGCCCTGCTCTTCCTGTTCGTTGTGGAGCGGGCTGCGGGAATCGAACCCACCTCGACGGCGTGGAAGGCCGTTGCATGCACCAATCTGCCAAGCCCGCATGTGCCGGTGACGATAATCCGGCGTTGCTGCCCCCGCCTGTTTCCGGAGCGGGCTTCGACCTGCTGTGCCAGCTGGCCGGCAACCGATTGAGCTCGGTGTTGGTGGCCGGGTTCGGGGCTTTTGGCCCGCCGGCAACTCCCAGCGTCCGGTCGCTAGGTATGTCTCTGACACCGCACCAACAGGAGAGCGCCCTACCGTCTCATAGAAAAACAACCGGAGGGGAGAGTTGGATTTCCGGCAAGGCGCTCGCCTGTTGCGGCCAGTTACGCTGGCCAGTCGGGCATTTGGCTTCCAAGGCCCCATCACGGAATCGAACCGCATCTCTTCACACCAGTCGTCGCCACCTAGCGGGAATCGAACCCGCCCTTCCTGTCGCCTCTCGGCATGTTCTTCCCCGGCCAAGTCCTCGCCGGGGGGATTACCCTCTCAGCACATTACCCGGAGGGGCGGGGTCTCACCGCAAGGTGGTGGAGTTGCCGCTGGGCGGCGCGTATGTGCAATGCGCTCATGCAGATGACACAACCAAACTAAAGCTACCTCGTACTAGAGGCAGGGGTCATTCTACTCAGTTCCAACCGTCGGGCAACAACCAACAACAGCTGTTACTTGGGACGAATCAGGCTGTCCTTCAGGGCGTAGCCGAGCAGCGGCCAGACCTTCTCGACCGCCTTCTGCCGGGCAATCTTTTTCCCGAGCTCGAAGTCGAAGTTCTCCGGGCTGACACAGGCGCTCTCCCCGGTCACGGTGAAGCCGTTCTGCAGGACGAGGACGCAGAAGGTCAGCAAGCCGAGCTCCGGGAAGAAGATCGAGTTCTCCCAGCCGGCCTTCTTGTCGGCGAGAACGCCTTCCTGCGCGGTGAAGTAAAACTCCCCGGCGATCGCGGCGTCGATGTCCTGCTGGGTTACCTTGGGTGCTGTCATGCTGTTCTCCTTTGTGGTGGCGCTATCTTGCCGCAGCTTGGCGGCGGCACTGCGGACGAGTCAGGCTGTGGAAGTGAAGCGACAGTGGGCCGGGCGGCGTTGTGCAGTGCAGCAATGGGGCTGGTCGGTGGTCGATATAACCCCGGGAATTTTGAGACCAACCCGGCAGCACCCCTGCCTATCGGCTCGCCGTTTTCGAGCCTTTATCCCGTCGAATCAATGGCTTAGTGGATTGACAGCGTTTTCTTGTGCGCCGCAACAAAAAATATATTTTCGGGGGGTGATGGTGGGGGTGGGTCGAAATCGGTGGTCCGAGGGGGGGGGTGATTGGTGCGCGGATGGACGGGAGAGGAGAGGCTCAGGCGGCGGCCGGTTGTCGCGCTGGGTCCAGCGGGGGGTGTCCGGGGGGTGTCCCGACCCCTTTTCCCGGGGCTGGCAGGGCCTCCGACGCCGAGCACTGCGGATGATCAATCCGCCGCTCACCAGCTGGGAATCCTTGCGCTGCAACGATCTCCGCCGATCCGTCTATGCTGTCACTCGTTAGACAGGGGCTGTTCGGCCTCGATGACGGTTCCCTCTACGGGCTTCGCACCAAGGTTGAACTGGAAGACGACGCCTTGTCCGGCCGGCGTTGCGGGCTGCCGATCCCCGTAGTACGCCGGGAGCACCTTCGAGACTTCCCACTTGACGACGTCGGCCAGCAGGCGGGCCCGCTGCGGGTCTGGCTCATTGGCGATGTCCTCGTAGAGCCGGGCGACTCGAGCATGCGCGTAGTCCAAGCGTGCAGCTTCCACTGCCTTCTTCGCCTCGGGATGCCGTTGCAGGTAGGAATACACCGCGCCAGTGCTGACATCCAGCGCCCCGGCACACTCAACCATCGTGTAGCCATTCCGGGTCATCTCGATGATGTCGGCGATGTTCTGCTCGGTGGCTACTTGCCCTCTGCCAAGGTGGAACTTGAGGCCTGCCTCCTTGAGCATCCACTCTCGGGCTGCTTGTCTTAGCTGGTACTGGGTTAATACGGGGTTCTCGTCATCAGGTGCAGTCTCGCCCTTGCTTTCCCGGCCGGGCTTTCCGGTGACTGCTCGCTGGTATGTGTTGATTAACGCTGTATCCACCTGTTCAGGGGTCATCCGGCTGCCGTCGGGGTTGATGATCTTTCCGGCGACATCCAGCCCCACCTCTTTGGTCCTGATCTCCCGGGCGCGCTCCCCGGGCTTCTTCCCTGCTCGGGCCAGCCGCGTTAGTCGGCCCCCGTTGTTGATCTCTGGCTTGCTCTGGTACTTGGCCATTCCACAGTCTCCGGTATCGGTTACAGCTGTCCGGGGCGGCTGTTGATCCCCGCCCGGTGTTCCTGCTGGCTCATCCCCTGAGCCCCAGCTGAAATACAGTCATACAGCTGTTCCCAGCTGTTCCCCGGATTGTACCGGGCGACCGTTCGGTTGCGCCGATGCAACGGCAAATGCCCTACAGCAACAGACAACGCTTGACCGCGATGAACAACAACTGTTAATCTGTTCATGCCTCATCGATAACGGGTGGGGTCGGGGGTCTCCCCGCGCTCTTTTTCCCTGTTGGTTCTGGCCTCGCTCCCGCCTTCTTGAAGCCGCGTCGTGATGATGCTGCGGACCGTCCGGGTGACGCTCTCCCCTGAAGGGGCATGTTGCGAGTGATTCGATGTTGAATTGGCCCCCCGCTGGCAGAACCAGCGCCCGGTTGAATGAAGCTCCGGCAAGCCTGAGTGTGGCTTGAGAATCTCTGCTTCGGGTGGCTGTTCCCGTCTAAACAGTGCTTGCCGCGTGAGTTGCCCGCGGTTTCCTCCCTTGTGTCGGACGGGTCTCTGACCCCTGATCCTTGCCGGTTGGCTGTTACAGCCGGCAACAGTCAGCTATCAGCTGTGACCTGTTGTTGCGTCTAGTGCACCCTGTGCCGGTTGTGCGGTTGGGTGCTTCCCCTGTTTCCTTCTCTGGAGGCTGTCATGCTCACCTTCCCGATTCAAACCCTCACCAAGTCCGCCCTGATCGAGGCATGCCGGAGACTCGGCATCAAGACCGGTGACACTGCCCGAAACGACAAAGACTACTATGTCAATGCCATTTCGTCGGCTGATCCGGCTGCCGTCGAGGCTGTCGTCAATGCCCTCGGTATCGTCCGCCCGGTGTATTCCTGCGCCGCTCCGGTGGCTGTCCCTGCTGCTGCGCCGGCTCTGATCGGTGCTGTCCCTGCTGCGAAGACCTTGGCTGAACAGCCCGAAGTCGTGGATCGCAAGTCCGCCAAAGACCTGTTCGGCATCGACCTCAAGCTGCTCGACGGTTCCCGCGTCATGTGTGACGTCTGGAACGACCCCGACGCTCCCGAGGCTGACCCGACCTTCCGCTTCAACCGTGACACGCTCGGCCCGGTGCTGGCTGCGCTGAACGGTGCGACCAACTGCTGGCTGGCTGGCCCGAAGGGGACCGGCAAGACCGAGTTGGTGATCCAGATTGCTGCGCGCCTCGGCCGCGCCCTGTGCCGCGTCAATTTCGACGCCTCCACCGAGAAATACGAGTTCCTCGGTGGCGAACGGGTGCGTGGTGGCTCGACGGTGTGGCAAGACGGCGCGGTCCTGCTCGGCATGCGCCGCGCTGGCTGCATCATCCTGTTGGACGAGATCGCCCGGGCCCGTCCCGAGTACCTGATCGCGATGAACCCCCTGCTGGAGCCGCGCGGCAAGGTCACCATCACCGAGACCGGTGAGACCTTCGTCAAGGCCCCCGGCGTGGTCTTCATTGCCGCCGACAACTCCAACGGGACCGGTGACCCCTCCGGGAACTACGTCTGCCGCAAGCTGGACGCTTCCCTGATCGACCGCTTCGGTTTCACCATCGAGGTTGGCTATCCCGCCCCGGAAGTCGAGGCTGGCATCGTCTGCGACCGCACCGGTTGCCACCCCGAGCTCTCCGCCGAGTTGGTCAAGTTCGTCCGCGTCTGCCGCACCAGTGCCGAGGCTGGCAATCTGGAAGATGCGCCCGGGCTGCGCAACCTGTTTGCGTTCGCCGACGCGATCCTCGCTGGCATCCCGGTCAAGACCGCCTTTGAGGTCTCGGTGGTCAATAAGGCTGGCATCGATTCCCGCGAGGAACTGTTCCAGCTGTTCCGTCAAAACATCGACCCGGTCCGCGTGATTGCTGCGGCCAAGGGCGAACTTGCCCTGTTCGATGCTGACGTTGCCGCCAAGGCCGATGCTGCCAAACAGGCCGCGGTTGCTGCTGCCGAGGCTGCCGCCCCTGCTGATCCGTTCGCGAACGACATTGCCTACTGACCAGTGCCTCAATTGCTGCCGGGTGACAGCCGGCAGTTGTGGAAGTCCTGTTCCCCGCTGTTCCATTTTTCCTTTCCTCTGGAGTCCATCATGCCGAGAGCCTTTGAAGTCAAGGCTGGCGTTGCTGCTGCTGCCGAGAAACAGCTGTTGTCCGCTGTTGCTCCGCTCGGTGCCACGCCGACCAACCCCGTAGGTCGCCCCCACCAGTTCAATGTGACTTGGATAGGGAAAACCGCCTTTGCGTCCAAACAAGAGCAGAAGATCGACGGTTTCCGCACGATGTCTGCGACGATCAACTACCCGTTCATCGACGACGCCGCGGTCCTGACCCGGGCCGAAGCTGACCTGTTTGGTGGCTACACGCTGCACGAAATCGGGCACTTGCTCTATACCGACTACGAGGCCCTGCGCTTCAACAGCCGCGACAAGCTGACCCACGCGATCTGGAACGGGTTGGAAGACCCCCGGATCGAGACCGCGGTCATCAACTCCGGTGTCGGCGGCGCGCGTGTCTGCTTTGAACAGCTGTTGTCCAAGCTGTTGGCAGATGCCGGCCGGGACTTCAACCCTGCCGATCCGCGCTGTGTCCCGTTCGCCCTTGCGGTGCTCGGTCGTTGCCACCTGTGGGGCTATGAGCACGACCTGCTGCGCAACGTCTATGACCGTCTGCCGGCGAAGATCGCCGAGTTCTACCGCTATGCGATGGACAAGCTGTCCGCCGCTCCTCTGGACCTGTCCGGCACCAAATACCTGCTGGGTGTGGCCCGCGAACTTGCCGCGATGCTGCGCAACTCGATGCCCGCCGAGCCGGAAATGCCCGACATGCCCGGTGCTCCGCAACCGTCCGAGGGCCCGGAAGAGCTCAACGACGCCGACGACGAGCCGATGCCCTCCACCGAGTCCGCCGACAACTACGAGCTTGAGTTCTCCGAGGATGAAGAGTCCGACGAGGCCGACGGTTCGGAAGGCGGCGACGAGGCCGGCGAAGAGTCCGACGACGACGAAGACGGCGAGGCTGGCGAGGCTGGCGACGACGACCTCGACGACGAAGACCTCGACGACCTCTTCGGCGACGGCGATGCTGACGACGAAGGCGAAGACGACGAGGCCGGCGGTGACGACGGTGACGACGCTGGCTCTGCCGGCGACGAAGACGGCGATGCTGGCGACCAGTCGTTCTCCGAGCGCCCCTACGACGCCTCCGGCTGGGGTGATGACCCGGGCGAAGATGTCATGTCTCCCGAGCTCGACATCGACAAGCTGACCAAGCGCATCAACAAGCGCAACAAAAAGGCTGGCGAGACCGGCAACGCCCCGAAGGTCACCCCGGGTCAGGCCCAAGTCACCAGTCTGCAGCGTGGTGGTCGCAAGATCGAGCGCCGCGGCGACGAGTTGGTTGAAGTCTTCCACTACACCGAAGACCGCGTGACGGTCTATGCCCGGCACAAGCCGCAAGTCAATCGCAACGCTGCCCTGCGTGGTGCCATCACCAACCTGCTGGTTGCTCCCGAGATGTGCGGTTGGGACAACGGCTTTTCCTCTGGTCGCTTCGACCGTCGCTCGGTCAGCCGCATGATGGCTGGCAACGAGAACGTCTTCGAGCGCCGTTGGGAAAGCGAAGGCATCGACACTGCCGTTTCGATCCTGATCGACTGCTCGGGCTCGATGGTTCATGCCCGGATCGGTGCTGCGCACGACGTCACCAACATGCTGGCCGAGATTTTCGACCGGGCCGGCGTTTCGTTCGGTGTCTATGGCTTCACCTCTGGCGGAGGTCGCAACTACTACAAGCTGTACTCCGAGACCGACATCAACGGCAACAGTGCCAGCAGCAACATGCCCCGTCGCGACAAGACGTCCGACCCGGCTGTGCTGTACGACTTCAAGCCCTACGGCAAGAAGTTGTCTGCTTGCCGCGAAGCGATGGATGCGATCTTCACGACTGCTGGTGGTTGCACCCCTGACCTGTCTGCCATCAACTACGTCGGCAACGAACTGCTGCTGCGCCCCGAGCGCCGCAAGATCATGTTCGTCATCAGCGACGGGCAAGGCGACGACCGCGATGTCGTCCGGGCCCGCGTCGAGTGCCTGCAAAAGGCCGGCATCGATGTCATCGGCATCGGCATCGAATACAACGTCGATGATGTCTTCGACTACTGCGTGACTGTGAATAGCGTGTCTGAGCTCTCTGCTGCGTCGTTCAAGCAGATCAAAGAGGCGCTTGAGCGGAAGCAGGTCGGTCGCCGCGTGATGTAACAGTTGGTCCTGAGAACCGGTTGGCAACAGCCGGTTCAATTGGAACAGTTGTTGATTGCTGTAATCGCTGCGGTGCGCGTTGTGCCGCGATTTTATGGAGACCCGATATGCCCTATCAACTCGACCCTAACTCGGTCGTCAATGAGAACGGCCGCGCTGGTGCCTATGCCGCGGCCAAGCATGACGGCCAATTCCGCGCCGGCCCCGGCAAGGTGCCCTACGTCCTCCACCCGATCCGCGTCGGCTGGCTGGCTGCCCCCTGCTACCGCTCGGTCAAGCGCGACGTAACCTACATCGTCGCCCTGCTGCACGACGTCGTCGAAGACACCGACGCCACGCTGGAAGAGGTGGCCGAGCTCTTCGGCGAAGACGTCGCCGGCTACGTTGCCGAGCTCACCAAGCCAGCGCACCTGTCCCGCAAAGAGCAGGTCGCGTGGATGCTGGAGACCGCCCCGACGATGTCGCGCGTGGCGTCGAACGTCAAGGCTGCCGACCGCATCGACAACCTGCGCTCCTTCTTCGTCCCCGGCGAAGACATCGGCTGGCCTGAGTGGAAGGTCAAGCGGTACATCGACGAGGCGGTGAAGCTGGCCGAAGGGCTGGTCAATGCCGACCGCGCGCTGATCAACGAGCTCTACGACGAGATCGTCCGCTCGATCACCAAGCTGGCAATGCGTCGGGTGGCGGCATGAAACCCACAGCCAACAGCCGCAGATCACAGCTGTTGCGCGAGGGTTACGAGCTTGCCTTCCGCAACCCTGACCTGACCAACCGGGCGATGCGCGCCGAGTGGGCTGTTGCCTACGCGGACCGGCAGATGAAGCCGCGCCCGGCTGCCTTCCCCCTGAACGTCCCAACCAATCTGGAGGTTCCTCATGCTCAAGCCCCGCTTCGGTGTCCAGATGCTGCTCGATGACGGCTGGTGCTGGCTGAACCCGAGCGGCAAAGAGCCCTACAGCTTCCTGTCGAAGGAGGCTGCCTTTGAAACGATGAACAGCTGTTTCCCGGATGCTGTAACCGACTGGCGCAACGGTGCGCCGGCCACCGTCCGGGTGGCTGTCTTTCCGGAGGCCCGCTGTGAAAATCCTTGACCGACTGTCCGGCGTGAAACTTGACCACGCCTTCCTGTGGGGCCTGACCTACGGGTTCGCCCTGACCGTCCTTGTGCTGTGCTGACTGGAGACTGAGATGACAGACAAAAACCCGCTGCAACTGACGCTTGAAGAGGTCTGCACAGGCCTCGATGACATCCGCGATGGGAACAGAGACCTGACCGGGCGCGGTCGCAACATCCTGATCGCGGCCGAGATGATCATCCGAAACTGCTGGGACGTAACCGGCGACTCGCAATCGAAAGCGATCGATCTGTGCGTCGAGCTCGGCCAACTGACTGGAGATTGACTATGGGATCGAAATCACATGTAACCATCGAGCAGCACCAGTGCCCGGTCTGCGGTGCCGTCTTCGACACCGGGGCCATCCTGCTCGACCGCCGCCTCGCCGAACGCTTCAACCAATACACCGTCACCGGGCAGTCGCTGTGCCCGGAGCACTTGGCCGACATCGAGGGTGGCTACATCCTCGGCATCGTCTGCGCCAATGAGCGCCTCGACGGCCGCACCGGGCAGATCGTCAAGATCAAGGCCTCGGCGTGGCCGAAGCTGTTCAACGTGCCGCCGCCGCCGAAGGGCGTCTTCGCTGTGTCTCCTGAGACAGCCGAGGTGCTGAGCTCGTTGGTCGTCGAACCGGCCAGCCAGCCACACTAGGCACCGCCACCGACCCCGGGCGACCGGGGTTTTTTTGTATCTACTTCATCAGCGTTTTCTAATGAATGAACGCTTCTATCGCGTTTTAAGCGATTTTCTGCCCCGGGAAGGCGGAGGCATCACCAGAGCATCGATCGTGCGCCAGCGGCCAGCGCCTGCAGCCGTGGCTACCCTTCCTGCTGAGCCGAACCTTCGATGACGGGCTGGCCTTCCAAAAGGAAGCGGGCCTCGAACACGCCCGGCGCCGATAGGCCGATCTCGAAACCGTTGGCCTTCATTCCCGCCCGGGTGGCAATCTCGTCGGCAGCGTTCGCGATCTCGACCAGAACCGCTTGGATTTTCTCTGCTTGGCTCATTGGCTGAGCTCCTGTCTTTGATGTTCGAGGAAGGCCTTGGCGCCGGCCGTCAGTTTGAAGAACTCGACCGCGGCTGCGATCACCAGACCCCAGCGGTCTTCGGTGGTCCGCGGCGGCGCGCTCTTAGCCAGACGCGCCAGCTGATCCGCCACCGGCACCAGCCGACAGGGCCCGGTGTAGCCTCGCGATTCGAGGGCCGCATGCACCAGCTTCAGCGCCCGCTCCCGCCTCACTTCCAGCCCTTTGCTCTCTTTGCTCATCTCTTCCCCCTTAGAACCACTGATTACCTTCTCACCCCGAGGAAGAAGACCCAGCCAATCCTGAGTCTCCTTCACAACCTCACCCGTCGGATGGATTGACCCGCCAGTCGTTCGCTCTAGGGCACTAGCTTCGCCACCCTTGTCCGATCTCAGAGCTAATCCCACAGTTCGGCTTTCCCTGCACCCCTGCGGTTGAGTCCCCCACAGATGCAGCGGCTGTTGTCCAACAGCTGGGGTGTCACGGGCGCGGCGCTGACCCTCCGCGTTGAAGACAGGCTGGTTCGGTCCTGTCCCCGGTGCGCGGCCAAAAAAAACCCCGACAGGGTCAGCTGCCGGGGAGGTGTTCTTTTCAGGACGTCTCGAAGGCAACTTTGGTCGCGCTTGGTTAGGCCACAAGAAAACCTAACGGCGCAGGCGATCTTCCTTCGCCCTTTGCCTTCTTGTGTCCTGCCCGGCACCACCCGGGCTGAAGCTGAATACTACACGATTCCGAATACCTCACAACATACAACCACGGATGAATGAGAAATCAAGGTAGGTGATACCTATCCCGGCATCGGCCACAGGCGCCACCCACCAGCCGACTGAACCATTCTCCGCAGAGCTCGCAGTCGCCGGGCTCCCCGGGCTCGAGCTCGAACCGCTTGCTCTCGCGCAGCTGCTGCTCGTACATCAGCCGCTCTTGTGTTTGATCAACCTCGTCAGCCACCCTGACCTCCATCCTGTTCTGCCGGCCGGGCCTTCTCGCTGAACTGGTCGCAACGCCCGAAGCAGCCGCGGCCATCCAAGTCGCAGCGCAGGAACTTGATGCAGCCAAGCTCCTCGGTCTCGTAGCTGTGGGAACAGCTGTTGCAGGTCAGGTCGCTGTTGTCGGCTGTGCTCATAGGTCACCCGCGATCAAGGGCAGCAGGTCGTCGAGGTACATCACCGCCAACCGCTTCTCGCCGTCGCCCCGGCACACCACCACAGGCGTGTCGCCCGGGGTGGAACAGCTGTCCTGCGCCTGTTGCAGCCACTCGTACAGGTTGCCGATCGCCCGGCGGCGCTTGCACTCCAGCCGGAAGTGCGTCCCGTTCTCCCGCTTGAGGTCGATGTCGTTGCCCGAGTCCCGGGCCTGACCCAGCTTGCGCTTGGTCTGGATGCCGATGACCTCCTCGATCCGGGCGCACACCTCACGCTCGAACTGCGCGCCGCGATCTCTCGCCAGCTTGCTCATACCCAAGACCTCCCGGTGGTGATGCGGTGGGATTGGGTGCGAGACATGCCGCACTCACGCATGACCTCGGTGTAGTGAAGGCCTCGGCTCCTGATCGAGTCGATGTCGGCCTGTTTTAGCTTTGCCATAGGATGGTTCTCTCCGACAGGCAGCGTCTTGTGCTTGCGCCTGTCATCGTTGTTTGCCTTCTGTGTGTCCCAGCGGAGGTTTTCCGGCCGGTTATCTGTCTTCACGCCGTTGTTGTGGCAGACGACAAGCCCCTTCGCTGGCTCTCCGTAGAAAGCCTTGGCCACCATCCGATGGACATCAACGCTTATGGTCTTGCCTTCGACGCCAAGCGTCACGCGCGGATAGCCGTACCCGTTATCGCACTGCAGAAGAATCCTTCCCGGGTAGGAAAACTCAGCCAGCTTACCTGTCCTGCTGTGCTTTTTGATGATGGTCCGCGGCTTGACCCTGATCTGGCCAAGCGACGACGCCTCGTAGTGCCCGCCGTATCCGGGAACGGGCCTCCACTCTTCACTCATAAAACAGCCTCTGTATTGTTTCGGAAAGGCACCCAAGCTCTGTGGCCTTGAAGATGTTCCACATTGCTCGGTCACCGTGGATGCCCTTCGGACCGGTGTGGCAACCGCGACACAAGGGGATGCAGGTAAAGGCCGAGGACTTCCGGCCGGGGGTTCTGCCCTCAAGAACGTGGTGGGCATCGCTCGGGCCGGGGTGTCCGCACACAGCGCACGACAGCTGTTTAACAGCCATCATGTGCGCCAGTTCCCGCTGGGTGTATTTCATCAGTCGAGCGACAGCTTGCTCGATGCCTTGAAGCGGATGGCCTTGCTCGGCGGCAGGATGCGGTGTTCGCCAACGCTCGGGATGAAGCGGCGCATTTCGCCGCGCTGGACGACGCGGAAGGTGCCCATACCGGCAACGTGGATGCGCCCCTTCTGGTTCAGGGTGGCATGCAGACAGCCATTGATCACCTTCAGGATGCGGCGGGCCTTGGCCTTGCTGATCTTTTGGGTGCTGGCAATGGTTTCAACGAGTTCCTGCTGGTTCATTCTCAATCTCCGGTGAAGCCAGTTGAGTGAAGCTCGGCGCGACGGCTGGCCTCAAGGGACCGCCACACCTCTGCGCCCAGTTGGGCAGTGATTAGTTGCCAGCGAAGGTGCTCTGCCTTCTCGACGGCAGCGCGCAACCCTTCCAGCACCTCGACGTATTCCGGGTCGGCCCGGGCCTCGCGCTCCTGTGCGGCAGCTGTGGTGTAGCCAGCCGCCTCGTACTTCTTCATCAGGATGGCCAGCTTCGACTTCTTGAAGTCCTCAAGGAAGCCGGCCTGTGCCTTGGCCTCGGCGTAGGGTTGGGCGAAGTCGCGAATCTCGCGCAGCCGTTCGCGAATCTTCTCCTCGGTGGTCAGCACCCGGCTCAATTGATCAACCTCATCTGGTCTATCTTGAAATGAGCAACAACCTCAATGTCGTCAGGGTCGTTGCGATCTGTGCGCCCGCCAATCGCGACCTTCACCGGAGACACCGATCCATCCCCGGCGATCTTCAGCCACCGGGCCTCATCAACGAAGCGGACAATCAACAGCGACGGGACTCCGCACAGCCGCGACAGCTGTTCTGCCTTCGCCAGCTTCATCAGCGACAGGACGACGGTCTCGTACTTGGTGGTCTGGAAGTTGCGACATTTGATCTCGGCGAACGCCTTGATGCGCCGGGCACCCATCTGCTCATGCAGTGCGTAGTCGAGCTCGTAGCGGCGCGGCAGCTTGGTGGCTGAGCACCTCCAACTATTTGCAACAACCGTTAGCACCGATCGTTCGTTGTCGAGATCGTCACTGGTCTCGTACATTGGCCGCATCTGCTGCCTCCTTCACAGATGAGCGTATTCTCTCACTGACCCCGTACTCCAACCTGCGACGAATGTCCGCCGCCAGCGAGGCGAACTTCGGCACCGCGTCGTTGGGGTACTCCCGAACGTAGGGCTTCCACAGCTGTTCGATGTCCCGTTCCGGCTCCCCGTAGTAATCCATCACCGTCTTGAAGTCTTCGTGAAACTGCCGGGTCAGCACCACCTTCTCGCCGCGCCGGATGAACCGGGGCTTGATCGGCACCGCGTCCGGGTAGTGCTTGACCACCTCCTCTAGATGGACCGGCTGCCCGTAGGCGATCGTCAGGTCACCCTGCTTCCATAGCCAGTAACCGCCGCTCATTGCTTTGCTCCTTTCAATACGTCACACCAGTCAGCCCCGACCACCTCGGGCAACATCACTCGGGCCGGGATACCTGCGAGAGTCATGCGCTTGGCCAGCGAGTAGGCCGCGGCTTGCCCGGTGAATGACGCGTCGTTGTCTCCGAACACCACCACCCGCTTGACGCCGGCCGGGGGAACGAACGACTCCAGCCCGCCGGCCGAGATGCAGGACCACACCGGGACGTTGAACAGCTGGCTGGCGGCAACAGCTGTTTCGATACCCTCGGCCACCCCGATTTCCTCCGCAAGTCCGGACAAACGCACCGCCGCACCGGCTATGCCGAGGCCCGGCATCAGCTTCTTTGCGTCATCAACCTGCAGCCGGGTGCCATCTGTGTTGAGGTAGGTGCGATGCAGCGAAACGCCTGTGCCAGAAGGGGCTATGACTTTTGCCAGCATCACCGGGAACTTGCCGCAGTCCTTCCCATCGACGTCCCGGTAGGTCATGCCCGGATGGAGCCGGATGTTCTGAAGTCCGGACACGCGCAGCCCGCGGCCACCCATATACCGATGCACGACGTCGCCCCGCCTGACCTCGATCGACTCGGCCCAAGCCCGGCGCAACATGCGCAGCTTCGACTCGTCGCTGGGACCGGCATCGACCGGCCGGACAGGTGCTGAGCCAGCCACCTCCTCGACCTTGCTGGCAGCCACCTTGAACGACCAGCCAAACAGCTGTTGCAACAGCTGGAACCCGTCGCCGGCACCGCACACACAAATCCAGCGGCCACACCCGAGGTCGTCGAAGCGGAACTTCTTCCTCTTCTGGCACAGCGGGCAATCGACGTACTTGCCGGTGAGCAGGGCGGACTCGACGCCCAAGTGCTGCATGATCCCTTTCCAGCGGCCCTCGGCGGCGGATGGTGCGCGAGATGTGGAGTACCTCATGCTTGCGCCCCCCTGCTCTTGGCCCGCTTGATGTTGCGGTGGATCAGCCAGCCGGACACCTCCTTGCTCACCTCTTTGGCCGGGACATCCTTCATGCCGCGCGGCCACACCCCGAACTTGTCCCGGTAGGCGTGATCCGCCCAGTGCTCCTTGTAGTTCTTCTCGATCCGCACCTTGACCAGCTGCGAGTACCAGTTCTGCTTGTCCGCCATCGTCGCCTTGCTGCGGTCCAGCTTGGTCAGCTGCTCATGCCGATCGGTCTCGATGCCCAGCGGCTTCTGCGGCGCAAAGCCACAGCGCGGACAGGCATGCACCCGGGCCGGCTTGAGGAAGTGGCAGCTGGGGCACTTCTTCGGCAGCGGCTCCTCTTTCTTCTTCGGCTGGGTGGTCTGCTGCGGACGGCCGTCGCACAGCGGGATGTCGCGATCCTCGTTGGGATAGCCAAGGCGCAGGGTCGAACCGGAGTGGTCCAAGATCAGGCCCCGCTCCTTGCCGTCGGCCGGGCGCAGGATGCGGCCACCCATCTGGATGTAGCGAATCAGGGAGCGCGTCGGTCTGGCAAGGATCATCACCTCGGTTTCCGGGTGGTCGAAGCCTTCGGCCAACAGCGCCACGTTGGAGAGGATCGTGAATTCCCCTGCCTTGAACTGCTCGACCAGATGGTCGCTCTCCTCGGCGTCCATATAGCAATCGATGTGACAGGCCGGGATGCCGGCCGCGTTGAACTCGGCGACGATGTGGTTGGAGTGCTGGATGTTGGTGGCGAAGCAGATGGTTGGCTTGCCCCGGCCGAGGCGCTTCCAGTGTTCGACGATGTCGCCGATCAGGTTCGGCTTATCCACAGCCTTGGCCAAGTCGGTCTCGCTGTAGTCGATCTCGCCGAAGCTGTTGCGTTGGGTGCGGACGTTGGTCAGGTCCGGTTCGCTCGGTGCGTAGATGTCGCAATCGACGAGGAACCCTTGCTCAGTCAGGGTGGCGATGCTTGCCGCCTCAACCATCGTCTCGAAGAGCTTGCCGTTGAGCTCCGGGTAGAACTTGCCTAGGCCCCGGGAGTACGGGGTTGCGGTGACTCCCAACAAGGGCACGTTGTCCCGGGAGAAAATCAGTTCCCGGTAGTCCTTGCTGCCGGCGACGCAGTGCGCCTCATCAACAATGATCAGATCGACCGGGGGTAGGCTGCGACGGGCGACTGTCTGGATACTACATACAACCACAGCGGCGTCCGGGTTTCTGGTGTTGGTGGATTGGATGATGCCGTGGTGGATGCCGGCCTTGAAGAACCGCCGGCTGGTTTGCTCCAGCAACTTAACCCGATTGACTATGAAGGCGACCCGCTTGCCCTTGGCCACCGCCATCTTGATGATGGCCATCGACATCTCGGTCTTGCCGGCCCCGGTCGCGGCCTTGATGATCACCCGCTTGAAATCGACCAGTCGGCGGCGGGCCTCGGCGACGGTGTCTTCTTGGTATTGGCGTAGCTTGAATGACATCTGCTTCCTCCGGAACAACAGTTTCCCTCGACACCCACCTGACAGTTGTAACAACTGTTAAAACCTGTTGAACATTCTCAACAGTTGTGTATGCTGTTATCAGTGATTGCGGAAAAGCGATATAGCGATCACAGATGTTACGTCCGGCGCAGGTCGGGTGCAACAACTTCAAACAACTGAATTACAGCTGTAGGGAGAATGACATGACAGACCGACCCAACCAGAGCAACAAGTTCGCCACCTTAGAGTCAGCGAAAAAGCTGTCCATCGCGTCGAACGACAAGACCCGGTTCTCCAACCGGCTAGGCCCGCTCCTCACCAAGGAGCACAAGGACATCCGGGAACTGGCGGCAGTCGCCGGCTGCTCCTACGAGATGGCCAGACGCTACCTCGTCGGCAGCGGCAAGCCCAGCTACGAACGCATCGAGCGTATCGCCGGCTGGCTCGGCGTTGATCCGGACTGGCTGGCCTTCGGCGACAAGACCAACGAGGACCAGAAGGACTTTACGCCGCGGCGCGTCGGCATCCCGGTGTATCGAACCGGCAGCCAGACCATCACCGGCCATCCCGACCAGTACATCGACGTCGGTCTGCGCAACGAGAAGTTCGCGGTCAAGATCGACAACCCGCTGGGGATCGAGATCGAGGTCGGCAACTTCCGCATGTTCAAGGCCGGCGACGTTTGCCTAATCGGCGACACCGGCATCGGGCTGGGCGACTACGTACTGATCGAGTCGAAGGAGCAGGACACGCTGAACCGGTACATCATCCGCCGGGTGGAGTTCGACGCAAAGATGCGCCCGGTGTTCGTCTCGAACCGGGATGGCTACCCTGCTCTGACGACCGACGACTACAAGGTGGTCGGCCGGGTAACAGCCATATTCTCAACAGTCTAAACAGCTGTAAGTAACTGTATCTATTCGTTGATTGGCAGGGCCGGCTTCAGTAGGATGACGATGTACCAACAAGTGAGGTCATCATGCTAACGAAGCAGCAGAAAATTGAACGACAGTCAGGGATCGGCGGCAGCGACGTTGCCGGCATCCTTGGCGTGTCAAACTGGGCAACGCCTTACTCGGTGTGGAAGTCGAAAGTCGATCCGGTTTCCGACGAGGACGACACCAACGAATCGATGTACTGGGGCAACGTGCTGGAAGATGTGGTTCGCCAAGAATTCGCCAAGCGCACCGGCCTGACCGTCATCGCCGACGGCAAGCTGCACCGCCACCCGGACTACCCTTGGATGCTGGCCAACGTGGATGGCGAGATCGAAGGCCTGAACGAAGGGCTGGAGATCAAGACCGCCTCCGAGTTCGCCGGCAAGGGCTGGGGCAGCGACAGCGACTCCGTCCCCGAGTATTACCTGACACAGGGCATGCACTACTGCGCGGTCCGCGGCTGGGATGCGGTGCATTTCGCGGTGCTGATCGGCGGCAACAAGTATCGCCAGTACCGGGTCGAGGCTGACCCTGAACTGATCGCCGACCTGATCGAGATGGAGCGCGCATTCTGGCACGACTATGTCCTGCCGAAGATTCCGCCACCGATGACCGCCGAGGAATGCCTGATGGCGAACCCTCGTTCGACAGCCGGCGCGCTCGTCGAAGCATCGCAGCCTGTAGTTGCAGCGTGTCGCAAGTTGCAGGAACTGAAAAAGGCATTGAAAGAAATTGAAACGGAGGCCGGCAAGGCAGAGGCCACCATCAAAGAAGCAATCGGAAGCAACGAAGGGCTTGTGCTCGACGGCAAAACGATTGCAACGTGGAAGAACAACAAGGACAAGACGGTCTTTGATGCTGACGCCTTCGAGGCCAGCAACCCTGACCTGTACCAGAAGTTTGTGAAGACCGCCCCGGGTGCCCGGGTGCTGCGACTGAAGGAGATTTGAAATGGGCGACATGAACATCAACCGCTACACCGAACTGGCGCGCATCGACGTCAGCGAGTTCGCCGCCAAGCGCAACGGGTTGGGCTACCTGCCTTGGTCGTGGGCTGTGGATCAGCTGCTGCGTCAGGACGGGAAGGCCAACTGGGAATGGCTCCAGCCGGTTGTCTATAACGACACGATGATGGTCGGTGTATCGGTCACCGCGT